TTATTTGTGATGTTAGGTTTCAACACGAAGTTGATGCGATATTAAAGATGGGTGGTACGATATTGTCGGTACAAAGACCAAATCTAAATACTGGTGATGAACACGCGTCTGAAAAAGAAATGGATTCTATTGTTGGTATCACGACCGAAATAATAAACGATCGTACTTTACATGATTTGTACGATAAGATAGATAATTTGGTAAATGATTTACGAAAACCCCTTAGCTGAAATATTATCGGTACATAATTTTAAAGTTGATAGAGCTACGGCTGAAATGCTTTGCTATACCTTTAATAAGGAAATAAAATGTGATAGGAAAATTAATATTGAGATCTTTAGAAGATTTGCTAAATATAAACCTTTATACGTTTTTAATTTTGGCGGTGTAATAAATTACGAAATAAAGGATCAACCCATACAATTACAGGGTGTTGAAATTGTTGTACCAGAAGGTGGTGAAGAAAAATTTATGGACGATAACTCAAACTTCATATTCTATGGTGGGCCAAACTCTAGTCTTCAATGGTTAGATGATTTAGGTGAAGAAGGTGGCCCTAAAAATGTTTACGGTACTTGTAGAATTAACTTTTAGTTATCTTTAACCTTAGGTTACCAGTGCCCTTTATAACCCTATGCCAGTCATGTCTCCCTATTCTTAGGGAGACATTTTCTTTTAATTGGATAGGTAACTCATTATCGTATTGAAAATACCAATCGGTTTCATTCAAAACCTCAATAACCCTATCCTCATTATCCCTATGCCATTTAAGTTCAATAGGGTCAATATCCTCACCAAACTCTCTTATAACACAATTATCGTATATCGCGATATCCGAATATGGTTTACCAGTATCCACCAAATTTAGATTTTAAACCAAGTAAACTAGCGTATCTAGGTAATCTACATGACCAATAAGACGCTTTAGTTCTATCTTTTTTATTGGCACAATCATGTCTAGCTGCAAATGCTTTACGCGCCTCTGGGTTGTTTAGTTTAACGGATAAACCAGTGGTGTCACCAAATGATACCTTCTTAATACCACCCCCTGGTTTTCTTACATAAACATAGAATTTTTTAGAACCACCTCTTTTTGGTTTTCCGATCTCAACGTCCTTACCTTGATACTTTGCCTCAGCAAGAATCTCTTCTTCAGTCATATCAACCGTAAATGGCAAATCTAGTGGTACCATTACCCCTTCATATAAACCAAATTTACCTAAATCAGTATTTTCGAATAATTTTCTACTTAACTCAGAAACATTTAAGACACCGTTTTCCCATAACTCTCTAGTTTCTTTAATAACCATAGCGTGTTTTGGACTACCTGGTCTGTATATGTTCTCCAATAAGGAAATATTGTTATTTAAATGATATTGTAAATCCTCTGAAATTTGTGATCTGGTTAACCATTTATCGATATTCTCAGTTAATCTTTTTTCAATCTTTAATTCAAAACACTCCTCACAAATAGTTTTTGATTCGGATAACATTGATGAGAATTCGTTACTCTCATACATCTCCTGAATAACCTCAAAAACAAAAGAAAGGTCTTTATATTTTGGGTTAACCGCTACTTGGTAACAATCGTCTGATTTTTCCATCATAGGTCTACCGAAATCATCGGCGTTTTTTGAAATGTAAAAACTAGGGTTTTCACACTCTTCGTGTATGCTAAACAATTCGTCAATAACCTCAAGGGTTAATCCTTCGTTAGAAGCGGCCACAGCTTTGTCCCAACCTTTTTTATCTGGGTAATCTTCATCACCAGGTTTAGCAGGTTTGTATTTTTTACCTAATCTTTTTTTCTTCTTTCTGATGTTATCCCACAAACCGTTTTCTTGTAGGGTTTCCATTATATCATTTTTCGTAACAATCATATTGTTTGTTTTAATAATAAATATCATTAAACCTAGTAAAAATTTTGGTTTCAGTAAACTAATTTTATATATTTGCCGTATGAAGTATTTACAATCCGATCAATATGTTTTGGGTAACCATGTCGATAACGAATTGGTGCTAGTTAATATCGATTCATTACTAAATCGATTAAAGTCTGATTCACCTGAATATTTTGTGGCCCCTGACACTAAAAACTTTGTTAGCATTAAAAGGATTGAAGAAGCCACCAATTTTATTAAAAACAATCAACATAGAAAAAACTATTTTGAACCGACATTACTAGGGTTTGAATGTGATAAAATGGGTGTTGTTGACGGCAGACATAGGATAATCGCCGCAAAAAAAATGGGGTACACTCACGTTTATGTTGAGGTACCCCAGGAATATAAAAAAATATTTTAATTTAAACCAAGTAAAGCTTTTGCTTTTTCAACAACTGGTTTTGACCCTATGGCTTCGATAGTTTCTGGCTTAACCAAAAGGAATTCGTGTTCACCATTTTCCCATGAATCAATAGTGTCGGTGATTTTTAAATCCTGGCTTCTCTTAGCCTTGTCATTAATGTAACTAGCCAAAGCCTCTAACAACTCATCATTTGTAATATAATCTTTCCAATCACTAATCGCCGTCATATATCTACCATCCTCGTCCTCATCTTCTTCTTGCGGGATATCTAAATAATCCTCTAACTCCGCGTATATATCATACCAAACATCAGTTAAACTATAGAGTAATTCATTAGTTTGTTTATTCTTTAATAAGAATTCACCCTGAGCTGTAAAAATACCAACATAGTCACCACTAACAGACTCACCCTGTTTAACATTATCATCGTTCTGATTCCATGGTGCGTCAGGTCTGTCAGAACCCATCGGATAGTTATAATTATCCATTTCATCCACAGCTTTTTTACCTAACTCATTAAAGATCCTTTTTAGTTGGTCTTCGGTAATTTTATATTTTGTTTTTTTATTAGAACCCTCATTACTTAATTTCAAACCTGGTGCTGGCATATCAGCAATAACACCCTCTTTCTTTTTATTTAAAACAGAAGCAACTTGATCCTCAGTCATTTTATAAACTTTCTTACCCATAATTTTGTTTTATTATAAATATCGAATTATTGGGTTAAGTTCTTAAAATCGTAAATATTATTTGGTATGGGTCTAAGATGTTCAAAACCATAGAACGCACTCATGGTTGATTGTTCCCTTATCACATGATTCTGTATTAGTGATTTTGAATGAAAGCTGTTTATCACGTACCTGGTTCCAAAACCACATATAATAAACTCCGTATCACTTAATTTACAAACAAATATCGCCTTTTTATGTATCGGGTGATAAAAAATCGGAAATTCGTTATAATTAAAAACAATAACATCAAACCACTTACCAACAACCCCTCTAAACTGATCTATAGGTGATGTTTTGGTGTTTTTGTAGTCAATAAATGGGTAATCAACTCTATTCGATATAGCGGTTATCACACATAGTTCCAGAAACATATCTTTATATTTCTGATTATTTTGTGTTAATTTTGTTGTGTTGCATTGTTGTTTTACAACAGACCTTATATAATGAACACAATTGTGAATCTCTTTATCATTCAACCGAATAACGCTGAATTTTTTCCTGTGCTTATCAAAAGCATCTTTAAATGTTAGAATACCCATATGTCACAAAATTAGAAAAAAATTTGTTTACGAACAAATAATTTATTAGTTTTGTGGCATGAAAAAAGGATATACTAAGGAACAACTTGATTTTATTGAGTTTAGTGGACCAGAGTCCATAATATTATCGGCAACAGCTGGTAGCGGGAAAACCCACTCTACAGTGGGTAGGTTAAATCATTTATTAGAAACTGGTGTTGACCCTAGTCGAATCATATTCTTTTCCTTTACGAATGACGCTGTTAACGAACTCCGTAATCGAATTGATAGTGAGGTTAAAATTACCACCATACACAGTTTCACTAGTAGTGTGTTGGGTAAACTAGGTAAATTTAAACCAATAGTTACTTTCTACGATTTCATCAACTGGTACCGTGAAAAGAAAAAACCATCTTTTAAAGACCCAAGAAAAATTAGGGAAGACTACTATAAAACAATTGAAAAATTCTATGAAGAGGGTACGAGCATCTCCTCATCTTTCTCCGCATATAAGTTACAATTTTACGATGGCGTTAAAGCGCCCAAACCAAATTATTACGATCATTACGTGGCTTTCTTAAAAGAAACCAATAGCCGTGATTTTTCGGATATGTTGATTGATACTGAGAAATTATCCAAAGACCCGAAACACCGTGATTTTTTTAACGGTATGTATGACTACATCTTCATCGATGAGTATCAAGACACATCAACCCTACAGATGAAGATATTATCATCAATCAATGCAAAACAATATTACTTAATTGGTGATAAGAATCAATCCATCTACGGGTTCTCTGGAGCCAACTGTGAGAAAATTGAATCTCTACTTAAACAAAAGAAGACGGTTGTTGAGTTAACGCTAACAAAAAATTTCAGATCACATAGGAATATTGTTGAGAATGCTAATAAATTTAGCTCGCTTAGGGCCATCCCAGAATCGGAGCATGATGGTTTTGTTGATGAGAAATACATAACCAAAAAACGTTTGTTTGAAATGATGTTAGATGGTAAACCACTCACTGTTTTGGTCAGGACAAATAACGTTATTAAGGAACTTGAAAGACAAGCGTTGAAGAAAAAAATACCTATGAGGTATTTTAACTACATAACCAAGACCGATTTGGAGAATGTTAAGAAATCTAACATAACCGATGCACTTAAGAAAAAGTTAAACGAGGTTTTACCGTACTTCATCAATAACCAAGATTTTATCGATTTTATCGAGGAAAATTCCGCATCTGATGTGTTCATCACATCAATACATAAAAGTAAGGGTAGAGAGTTCCCAAGATGTGTTGTTGTTAATTCATCTGACCCAGAGATGCTAATTAAGTATGGTAGTATGACACATGATCTGTCAGAATATTCGTTTGTCACAGATGATGGTGATATTGATGAGGAAGGTCGTAATATACACTATGTGGCCGTCACTCGCCCCAAAGAGGAGTTATATTTTATGATATTCGATGAGATATAAAAGAAAAACCACCCAAATAGGGTGGTTTTTTTATAGAGGTTATTGAATGACGACTTTACTCTTTCTATACGTATTGGTTTGGGAAAAACAACGATTTATTCATAGTTAAATCCCTACCAGGCTAAAATTACTTCTAAAGTTACTTCCTACCTAACCCTCTACGGTTATCTTATCTACCTTGACCTCTGTAGGCCTTTTTATAGTTTTTACTTCCTTTGTGTTTACTAGCTTTAGATTTTTTATGTATCCCCTTTCTATTTTTCTTTGGGTTACTTTTGAAAACCTTAACGTTAGATGAACCACCTTTTTTTGGTGCCGCCATTGTAATTAATTATTAGAAATTTATTATTTTTTTCATTCTATCAATAGATTCGTAAATAGCCCCAGACTCAACATCATCCATGTTTTTACTAGCGTACATATTTTCTTGCTCTTCGTCATAATTTTTAATCATGGCGCTGATTTCATCCAGACCTTCTTCGGCTCTACTTGAGAAGACATTAACTTTATTGAAAGCTGTGGTTAACCAGTCCTTTACAGAACCAAGCCAATCCATCATAGCACCTTCGTAAACTTTTGTGCTATCAATTTTTAATTGACCCTTAACTTTAGAAGCAACCTTAGAACTCTCTAAAATTTGTTGTAAAACTTTCTTAGTGTTCTCGTTCACTTTAGTTAAAGCTGTATCAAAAGCATCTTTATAAGATGTTGTTAATCTCTCAGACTCCTGAACGATTTCAACAACCATGTTATCTAATTCAAACTTTAATTTCTCAGCACCATCTTTTTGACCTTTAAAAGCTTCCATTACTTCTGGTACTAAACTAGCTTTAGCTGCTTCTAGATCAGCTATTGACTCCTTATAGAGTTTTAACGCTTCATCTAACTGGGCTTGTATTTTTTTCAGTTCACCAATTTTTCCTACGATGACATCGTTAACTTCTGGTGTAAAATCTTCTTTCATGCTCATAATATGTTTTTAAATAAATATCTTGATATTCACAAAAATTATCTTATAATCTATAATATTTATTATTAAAACTAAGTTATGATTATTTTTTACAGCAAATCCGACAAAACAAAGGAAGCTATTGGAAGAACCTCTTTATATAGCTCAAGATTAAATGCGGCGAAACATTTCGCGAAAATAAAAAATTTGGGACTTAAAGATTTTTTGAGACTATTTACAGTAGAAAAACAATAATAAATCAAAAAACTAAAAACAAAACATGTTATTAAAGGTAGGTTCAAAAGGAGATGACGTAAAAAAACTCCAAGCAAAGTTAGGTACTACTGCCGATGGTTCTTTCGGTCCAGGTACAGAAAAATTAGTTAAAGAATGGCAAGCCGCTAATGGTTTAAGCGCTGACGGTATCGTTGGTGACGCGACTTGGGCTAAGATGGGTTTAAACGAAGGTGCTGCACCAGCTGCCGCTCCAGTTGTTATTCCACCGTCTAGCTTCAAATTAGAAGCTTTAAAGGGTCACGTACCTGATGCGGTTATCGCTCAAATTCCCGACACGGCCGCTAAATTCAACATCACAAACGTATTAAGATTAGCACATTTCTTAGCGCAATGTGGCCACGAATCTGGTGGTTTTAAAGCTGTTAGTGAGAATTTAAATTACAGCGCTGACGGTCTTAAGAAAATTTTCCCTAAATATTTTCCAGGTAATTTAAATGAGTCTTACGCTCGCCAACCAGAAAAAATCGCTAACCGTGTTTATTCATCTCGTATGGGTAATGGTGATGAAGGTTCTGGGGAAGGTTTCAAATTCCGTGGAAGAGGTTACATTCAATTAACAGGTAAATCTAATTACACAGCTTTTGACAAAATGGTTGAGGAGAATATCGTTGAAAACCCAGATTTAGTTGCTACTAAATATCCTTTAGCTTCGGCAGCTTTTTTCTTCGATTCAAATAAACTATGGTCTATATGTGATAAAGGTGCCGATGACGCAACTGTGACTGCTGTTACGAAAAGAGTTAATGGGGGTACAATCGGTTTAGCTGATAGAATCAAACACTTTAAAGAATATTATAATCTATTAAAATAAATAAAAACTAACAAAAAAAAATTATGGACGAAATTATAGGTATGGTAAAACTATTCGCTGGCTATTACGAAGTTAGAGGGTTTATGTTTTGCGATGGTAGAAAATTACCGATCAGAGGTAATGAAGCGCTTTTTAGTATATTAGGTACTACATATGGCGGCGATGGTGTTACAACATTTGAAATACCAGATTTAAAAGATAAGGCACCTGATGGAATGCACTACATGATCTGCGTGCAAGGTGTTTACCCCCCAAGATATTAATAATAAAAATCTAATCAAAACAAAAAATGAGTTACACAAGAGAACAAATTGAAACCGCAGTTAAAAGTAAAGGTTATGTGTGGTTTGAAGATGAGGACAATAAAGGTTACGATGTTAACATTGTAGGTGTTAGAAATTCAAGTACAGGTCAAAAAGTTACAAACGTATTCGATGACCATATTACGGTTTCTTACAAAGAAAATGGTGAGGAGAAATTCCACATCTGGCCCGCTACAACAGATCCAGGTAAAAAAGGTGTTATGGAATACCATAACGCGGCTGGTGTTGCTAGATTGGTTGAAGGTCAATATAGAGGGTCTCACGCGTTGGGATTACACCAAGGTAAATACGAAGCACTTAAGCAGGCTAAACCAGTTAAAGTTTATCGTGATGCTGACAAAGATATGGAGTATGATGAGAATAAAATCGCTGAAGGTGTTTTCGGTATTAACATTCACAAAGCTGGTGCTGATTCAACTTATGTTGAAAACTGGTCAGAAGGGTGCCAAGTATTTAAGAAAGCCGCTGATTTTGAAGAATTTATGGCAATCTGTAGAAAAGCTTCGAAAATACACGGTAATGGTTTTACTTATACGTTAATCGAATCTAGTGATATAAAATAATAAAATTAAAAAATTAAATTAAAAAAAAAATGGCATTTGTAAAAAATTTAAACGGAAAAGCTGTTATCGCAACAGGTGAACTTGAAGGTGATTTAATGGTACCTGAAGTTGGTTATATCGCGGCTGCGGTATTAGATAATGAAGTACTTTTCTTCGGAGCTTCTGATGAAAACGAATTATTACCAATAGGTTCAACTATTAACGGAGAGGAAGTTACCACTGTTGCTGCGGCTAAAGCTGCAATTAAAACAGTTGGTTGTCTTTTCTTGAACGGTGTTGAAGTTTCAATCTAAGGTCGAACAAAATTAATTAAAAGGCTTGGTTTTTACCAGGCCTTTTTTATTATTATAGAAGGTATGAGTTTTAATAAAAGGTTTGTTGATTATCGTAAAATTTTAATATATAAAGATAACCTGAATAATTTATTCACGGATAAAATAGATGTGTATTTTTTTAGTGATGATTTTTCTAAAGAAATATATGAGCTATTTTTGGAACAAAAATTTGATTTAATTAGGGATAGAATACTTGAATATGAGGCTAAATCTTTGATCTAACGGTTTTATGTTTTCGTTAAACTCAGTACTGATTGTTGATAGGTATCCCTCATATATAAAACCTATCGATGTTGTTTTAGCTATAGATTTAGTTACGGATAAATTGTAATTACCAACAGTGTTCCTACCCCAAATTAAACCATTGGTTGATGCAATAGCTGGTTGCATTAAAACATTATTCTCAAGCGTGATACCCTTAACCTTATATTTTAATTGATGTCTATAAGACGCGCGTTTACTACCCAACCAAATCTTAGTTATCTCAGATCTATCGTAAACGTATGCTAGCGAAACACTTCCAGTTAACTTACCCCCTTTAAAAGATTTTTTAAGACCGAGACCACCAGATACACCTAAATTCAATTCCTTAACCATAGAGTGTTCAACAGTTGAAAACAATATCGCACTATAACCGTTTTTAATTTCTTTCCAGGAAAATATGTTTAATCTCGCATCTTCCGATTGTTTAATGAAATCATTATTTTTTTGACCATAAAATAAAAAATAATAGGGGTTTAAACTAACACCGATATCCTTTTTCTTATTATTAAGTTCATAACTCATTTTAGACGTTATCTGAACGTTTTTATTGTTTCCAGTAAGTAGTACCCCACCTAGGTCAAAACTCTTTACCTGAGCCTCTAAATGACCAAATAAGCACACTAATATTATTGTTAGAAAATATTTCATATTATAATTTATTTACTGCATCAATTATAGCCTTTTTCATTGCAATACCTATCGATGATTTACTAAAAGGCACTTTACCTTCCTTAAGTTCTATGAAGGCGTAACTAGCCGTTGTCGCCGACTCGCCAACACCGTCAACAATTGTATCACCAAAATGGATTTTCAATAATATTTGGGTTGTTTCCGTAGCCGCACCAACACCAGCAATTCTAAAACTACTTGATGGTGTACCAACTCTAGTGATCTCAACCATAACTGGTATAGCATTTTGTTCACATAACGAGTATTTTTCTGATAAAACCTCTTCAGTGATTTGTTTAACACCGAATAAAATATTTCTATCTTTAAATTCTTTTATTTTCATTGTGCTGTAAACGGAGTCTACACTAACACAAGTTTGAGAAAAAGCTGATACTGGTACTATTAGTACAAATATTAGCGCTAAAATAAACTGTTTCATAATTTTATTGTTTATAACCTGTTTTTATTATATAAAAATTTGAAGTGCCGTTATGGGTTAAATTATCAACCACAATTGACTGGGCACCAGCATAAGTTGCTTTTAGATTACTATTTGAACCGTTGATTACTGACCATTGCGAAGATGTGAATAATCTATAGTTTGGTGTTGAATTTAACCAACTTGGTAATATATTATTATTTCTTTGGAAGACTAATACCACATCCGTTATAGTTAAAATATCATTTCCGTTTACATCCATTCTGTAATAATCTTTAGCGTTAAAAGATTGTGTTAGTAATTTTTGGTTAAAAAACTGGGCGTCAGTAGTACTAGGTAATAAAACGCTAGTACTTTCACCAGCAACCAACCTAAAATCATTTAGGTTAACACTTTCATTTGTTGTTATCGTATATTTTCCATTAGAATCTGTTGTGTACGTCCCATATAATGTGTAAGTTGTTTGGGTTTTAGCCTTATAATATAATTTTACAGATATACCAGACACACCAGCATTTTCAGCGTTATATACATATCCAGAGTAAGCAAATGGGTTAACGATGATAATCCCAGCTGTTGAATATGCATAACCACAGGTACCGCTCTGTAATTGGGCCCTGAATAATGTTGCGTCTGTTTGGTTACTGTATGTGTAAGTTGCGGTAGTGTTGGTTATATCAGACCAAGTAACACCACTGTTTATAGATTTTTGCCACTTTACTATTGTACCAGTATACCCACTTAATGTTAGTGTACCAGAGTTTGTTGTTGTCGCGTGAACAGCCGATGAAACAGATCCACCCGTTGGCGGCGTACCAGATGTTACGGTAATTGTTTTTATATCTGAATAGACGGCACTACCACAATTAGGTGTTTGTACCTCAACTCTATAGTAGTATGTACCAGCACTAGATATGGTTTCTGTTAAACTAACTGTTGTGTTACTAATATCGGTCCATGTTGTACCGTTTGTCGATTTCTGCCATTTGTTAATATTACCCTGTTGCCCAGATAAAGTTAATTCAGCGACCCCACCAGAACAGATGGAATTGTTGGCGGCAAAAATAGTCCCAGATTTTGTTGGTTTAACCGCTAAGTAAATACTAGATGTTTGTAATGATGAACAACTTACTGGACTCGTTGAATTAACAATAGCTCGGTAGTAGGTTGTTTTTGTTATGTTACTAATTGTTATACTTGTGTTCGTGTTTGAGATTGTCGTACCAGCGGTAAAAAAGTTATCAAAAGACGATTCCCACCTAACAACACTACCAGTTAGCCCATTTAATGTTAACGTTGTACTATTACTACCAGAACAAACATTTATATCCCCCCCACTAATATAACCACTTGAGGCACCACTTATTTCTATGTTTCTTGTTGATATTGTGACACTACTGGTTAAATCACCAGGCATATCACCATATTCACAAATATAACCAGGTAAGTTGGTATTGGGTAAATCATTCCACATACCATTATTACCCGAATAAAATTGCCCATAATGTTCACCACCAGCATTATTTGGTTCACCACCAGCCCACTTAGCGTATTGACCCGTTACAGCGGTGCTACCGTTAGAGAATTGGGTACCTTTTTCTGGACCCGTAATCCAGTGCCACTTTTGTTCCACAGCCGTTTGTGATACATAAGCTGTTGTTCCCTTAGCGGTGTTTACCTGACTCACTTCATCTGATGCACCAAACCAACCATCATTCGCCATCAATTTCCAAACAAAGTTGTTCTCAGCTTCAGATGTCATTGTAGCTAGATAACCAGCTCTTCCGAAATAAGATCTATTTTCGGCGGATGTTTTTGAACCCGTCCAAGTTGTTGTACCAGAAACATATTCGTAAAAATGTTCGGTTAAAGGGTTATAAAAAACAATACCAGCAACAAATGTCACTCGTCTTTGTAATGCATAACAAGTTGAAGAGGTTGATTTAAATTCAACACCTCTTAAAATTGTTTCCCAATTTGAGGCTGTTGTTGTTCCATTAAATACTAATATACCCGTTGTTGTATTAAATGTGTTAACTGTTATCCCAGAAGGTAATGTCGCTGTTGACCTTAGTTGATCACCACTAGCACCGCTTATGTAGGTTTGTGAGATTTGAACCCTAAAACCAGTTATATTACCATTTGCGGTTATCGTTAAATTGGGGTCAACTTTAGTCCATGTATTACCAGAAACGGATAAACTAGAGGTTGTACCGCTTAAGTTAATACTAGTCGCCTGACCCAAAATAATATTAGGTATAAGAACTAAAAACAATATAAAAAATAAATTTCTCATAACGCCAATCTAGTACCCATCATTACTGTATAATTTAATACATTATCCCCTATAGAATACGCCCCACCAAAATTGAAGTTTAATTTGAACGTCTTTGTGACACCTAAGTTCATACCAACAATCGGTAAAATAACAAACGGTGATTTTAAAACAGCGTCATCATAGTATCTAACAAATGGCGCGTAAACAAATAAAGCCATTGTTTTAATATCAAGACGCTTACCAATTTTAAAATCTCTATTACCACCTATAATTGCGGCTGAACCGTAATAAGGTTCTTTATATATTTGCCCACCAGATGCTGTTAGCATGTAAACAGCTTTAAATTTCTTAATATTCCTCATCTGCCCAAACGCAACGGTGTTATACATTGATCCACTGCCAGCAAAACCAATTGTGACTGTATTGGACAGTAACGTAATAGCTTTAGGTTTTATCCAAGCGTAATAACCAGTGATGTTACCACCCTGTATTGATGATGTGTAATCAACCATGACACCATGTGATCTTAAACCATCGTATCTTACAGACGAATAACCAGCGTTAACTTTTGAACCTTTACTAATCTCCCCCTCGTTGAATTGGAAACCCACTAGGTCACTACTCATAAGTATCGATGGTCTACCCCCATTTTTACTAGTTGCCGACCCTTTACCGTTCCCACTACTACTACCGCTTTTTACGGCGTTTGTTGTACCACCTATGGCGTCTGATTTTTTTTCTTCGGTGGTTTGTGTTTGATTACTCGTTGAACCGCTACCACCAGATCCGCCAGACCCTGTAGAGCCTGTGGTGGTACCACCTGAACCACCAGTAGAACCACTACCAGTGTTGGTGCTACCTGTTCCACCCGTTTCACCAGATCCTGTAGAACCCCCAGTATTTGCGGTTGTACCAGAATTAGTTTCTGAACCACTACCACCGCTATTATTACTTCCAGTAGTAGTACCAGATGAACCAGATTCATTTGAATTATTCCCATTAGATTGTGTTTGTCCCTGAGAACCACCACCAGGTTGACTTGTTCCATTAGAGACACCCTGTCCTCGTGTTTGTCCCTGAGAACCGCCACCAGATGAGTTCTTATTATCTTTACCACTATTACCGCCGTTACCCCCACTAACACTAGTAACTGATCCAGCAGCAGCCATTATATTCCCCGTACCACCAGATGCCATATCACTAATAGAAGATAAAGCCCCGAATATACTAATAACATTTAAAGCTGTACTCTGGGTTTGAGATACCGTAACAGCGGTACCTATACCCCCACATGGAGAAGCATTTTGGAATTGATTAAAAACACCAGCCGCCCAGTTATCAAAGACACCGTTATTAAAATCATTAGCCGTAAACGTACCCACTTGACCGTAGTATGTTACAGCTATTTGATTTTGACCATAAGGTATTGTTATGTTGTATATATTACCGTTACATGGATCTGTATAGGAGTAATTAAACGACTGTGCGCTTACTATTCCCGATAGTAAAAGGAGAAATGATAATATCGTTATTTTTAAATTCACACACGTTTTAGTTCTTGAACAAACCTTTTTTAATCATTTTAGAAACGACTCTTGATGACGCTGTTTCTAAAGCTTTTTTTGTTGATGTACCGATTGTTGATTGATTAAATTTAATCTCATCAACGTCATCAAGTATTGTAGACATTTTAACAGTCTTAGCCTCTCCGAGTCCACTACCAACCATTACCTCACCAGTCTCCGCATCAACAAATTTAACTTGTAGACCCAATCTAGTTGTCTGTGTAGCTGTAGCTTTACCAGAAACTTTAACAACCTCATCCTCTGAGACGCTAAAGTCGTAAACCTCAATATATACGAAGTATTTGGCTAATTTAACTTTACCTCTACCATCCATTTTATTTTCAGTAAAACCCTTATCAGATGCTTTAAACTGGTTAACCATTCGCTCTTTAATCTCCAATTTATCCTCAGTAAACTCGAAACGGTTCGTCATTTCAAGAAACTCGATAACAATGTTAGTAACACCAAGACCAACCCTTTTATCTTTTAATTCAGGGTACATCTCATATAGTTCTTCGGTAAAACCAATTTTTAGTAATTGGATAGGGTATTTGATTGTATCAGTGTAGTTTGAAACAACATCAATAGATTGCGTCTGTTCAAAACTAGCCTTATACTCTTCAGTTTTAACACTACCAATTGTAACTGGCTGTCCCTGTGCGTAAACACAAGAACAACCAATTAACAATAATATGAATAATAATTTTTTCATCTTAAATTTCTGTTGTGTTTGATAAAGAAACACCATCTTCTTCATCAACTTTTTGGATCAACATTTTATCTCTATCCTCTGAGTTAAACCAGTAGTCAACAACTTTATTCAAGTTACCAACGAAGGCACCCAAAAGAATTAATAACATTTCTTTCCAATCCTCACCAATTGTTACACCAAAGAAGACAGCTGAGTTAATACCAGCTACAATAAAGAAAAACAAGAATAAAACGATACCCGTAATTCTCCATCTATTGGCTTGCATTTGCTGCAACATATAATAGAATCTATTTTTATCCTCAACCTGTACAGGTGCAGGGGCGCTAACAAAGCTTTTTAAAGTTTCTTTAATTTTCATATTCTTTTTCATTTTAAAATTTAATTATTACCACGGAGACTCCTCAGTCTCTGATTTTTTCTTTTCCTCTTTAGCTGGTACTTCTTTCTCGATTACTCTTTCTTTAACGATAGTATTCGTACCACCTGAAGATTGTTTTTGTTGGTTTGTGTTATTATTTTCTAAATTAATCACAACAGGTGCCGCAGCGGGTGCAGCCTGCTCTGTTTTAACTTCTTCTTTCTCTTCACCACCACCAAATAAAGTGGTTGTGAAATAGGTACCACCAGCTAAGATGGCAGTACTAATTGTACCGATTAAGGTTTTTTTCAAACCAGACCAAGTTCCGTCATTTGACTCAGCCACGTTTTGTTCTTCTGACATAGTTTTTTTGTTTTTTAGTTTAATTTTATTGTCTTATTTGTTTTGATCTGAGACCCTGTTTGTAAGATACCGTAGTATGTACCAGGTGTTACGTTACTTAAATCAACTGGATAAAGATATTTACCTTTATACATTTTGCCTTTATAAACGCTATACACTAATTTACCACTAGCATCATAAAATCCAACGGAGATTTCACCGTCCTCTGGTACACTAAAGCTCACGAAAGCTAAACCATCGGTTGGATTAGGTGCAACTATTATTTCACAATCCTTTGTTAATACACCGCCACCGTTTACTTTGAATATTTTAACAACACCATTTGTTGGGGTTATTCTTAAATCAGTTGCATATGCGTCACCAGCATATTTTCTTATCACATATAAAGGACTATGGTCCCATGTGGTTTGTGGTGATAACGCGGTAAATTGTAAGGTTAAAACAGCATCCCCATCATTAGCCAGGTATTGGTTTTTGCTCATATCGGCGCCCGCCCATTCAACAACACCATTATTAGGGTTTAAGAATGACATCCAGTTCATGAATTTTTGTTCTGTTTTAATACCTTTGAATTCTAATAAAGTGTTATCGTAGGCCAAAGCCAATTGAATTGAACCAACTTGCTCACCTTGTGTTAAAACTTTCATTGGTACGTTTAATAAACTACCCTCAGTGATCTCAATTTTAGGTAAATTGATTTCGATAGTAGCCGTTGGGAAATCGTACTCAACAGTCTCATCGATGATATATTGAGGGGTTTTGCTAGGGTTTAGGATTTCAATAGGTATTGTACGAGCCATATGGAAACCAGTACCGTTCGCGTCACCACCACCTAAAACGTAGAATGTTACCGAGTCAGGTTGGCCAGCGATAATGTCAAATGTTAAGTTAGTTACACCAGCGATAGTCGATGTATAGTTGGTTGAAGAACCATTGATTGTCGCATATTCCGATGCTGAGAAGAATCTAACATCTTGAACGGAGTTTGGCCATACCGAGAATCTACCCGCTAAACGACCGTAGATAGCTGATACGTCAGCAATTGTAATACCATAAGAACCGTTTACGTCAGAAGCGTAGAAATCAAAACCTGTTGGTGTTTCTTCACCTATAACGAATTTATTAACCTTTTGTGCATCCGCAACGGAAACTGTGTTACCAACAGCCATTGTGTCACCTTTAACATATAAGTGAGCATCCCAATAAGTTGTATCCAAGATTTCATCAAAAGCGAAATAACCAGTAACATCGGTGGTATCAACTTTAACCTGAGTCCAAGCACCTGTTGATGTTTTAGGTCTTTTTTCTAAAGCAACTGTGATGTCTTTAGACCCAGAACCCGTAACGTTTGTAAATCTACCATGGTATTTCAATCTATTCATTTTGAATTCACCACCATAACTATGTAAAGATAATGTTGTATCGATACCAGCTATTGTTGACGCATATGAAGGGAATGTTAAAGTACCAGTTACCTTTAAACTATCAATACTAGTTAAAGCTTGGAAAGCGGTCGCATCTTCGTGGAAAAATTTAATTTGGAAAGCCGCACCGTCAGCATATGTGAATGAGTTGTTAGTACCCGTATAAGCTAACGTAACGGTAATGTTACCGTTTACTGAATCTGCAACATATTGCATATACTGGTCAGTGCTACTGTATAACAAAGTTACGATTGGTTTTGCACCACCGAAAGCCACTTTGTCGTAGAATACACGGAACTGTAAACCAGCAATTTTAGTCGTTGTTGTGTTGTCATAATAAAGGTTAGCTAAAGTAAAACCTTGTGATTGCGGTCCAACATTGTAAGATGAGTCAACGATAACCCAATTACCATTTGAAGGAGCCGTTGTTTGCGCATAGCCGCTAACAGCTAATAACGCCACTAAAAGCGTAAAAATAAATTTTTTCATGTTGTTTTGTTTTGATATTAATAAATAGGTAAAAAAGACAAAAAAGACTCTTTACTTTTAAAAAAATTTTATTAAACAAAATCTGTGTTTTGTGATAAACTGATCTATTTATGTGAAAAAAACAACATGAGCAAATTAGCCTTAAACTATCTTAAAGACTTACAGAGACAAATAATCGATCTCAAGGAAGATGCTGAAAATAAGTTAGAGATGATTGACCCCGAGAATTTTAGGGATGATGTGACCGATAATGTTATTGAGCGTATAAGTGATGTGTTATATGAAATAGAAACAATAATATCTGACACAGAAGATGGTTATTACGATGGTAGAACCTTCGATGATGATGATAACGATGATTTAGAAGATGAGTTTTAAAATGTTCAAACCAAATCACGTTCATTTAATTGTTAGAGGTTTTGTTAATAACCCACCAAGAACAGAAGAGATACTTAACCAATGGTTAAAAGAGTTGGTTGATAAAGTTGGTATGGTGGTCGTTGCTGGGCCAACATCAGTGTATGTTAGTGAACCAGGTAATGAAGGTGTTACTGGTACAATAACATTAGCAACTTCACACGCATCAATACATGTTTGGGATAACGAAACACCATCTTTAGTTCAATTTGACATATATTCTTGTAAAGAATATGACATAGATGTTGTTTTAGATCACCTAAACCAATTTGACCTAACATCTTGTGATTGGGTCTATATAGATAGAAATCAAGGTGTTAACCCAACAAAAACTGGTAAAAGATAATTTTTTTTAAAAAAAAATCGTAAAAAGTTTGTTTTTTAGAAAACTTTGCTTAATTTTGTACTAATTATTTAACAATAACATTAAAATGAAAAATATGAACCTACATATCGCAGTGATTAAACCGATGGCAGTGTGCCAGTGGTATCCTCGTACCGTATCGGGTTCAGACCAAGTATTTTCATGATGTTATAGAAATAAAACTAAAACTAAGAAAAACGAAGCCCTGAACCAACAAGTTCAGGGTTTTTTTTTTGCAGTTCTTTGACGTATTGGTAATTTTAAAATAGCGTAGTTGGTCAATTGGTAGGCCGCCTCATTTGGGATGAGGACATAGTGCAGGTTCGAGTCCTGTCTACGCTACTTAATTCAGGATATGGGGGAGTCAGGTCGTCCCTACCCGCCTTGGACGCGGGGGATCGCTGGTTCGAATCCAGCTATCCTGACACAATGTCTTCGTAGCTCAGTTGGTTAGAGCACCTCACTTTTAATGAGGGAGTCACAGGTTCGAGTCCTGTCGGGGACACAAACGTATAAGTTGATCGTGGTGGTCAGTTGGTCTGCAAAACCAACGGTGTTGGTTCGATTCCAACCTTATACTCAAATATACACGGGTATGGTGAAATGGTATCATAATGGTCTCCAAAACCACAGTTCAGGGTTCGAATCCTTGTATCCGTGCTAAAATGCCCGAGTGATGGAATGGTAGACATAACGGTCTTAGAAACCGTGGCTGAAAGGCGTGAGAGTTCGAGTCTCTCTTTGGGTACAATGTGTTGGCTTCAAGTCCCAGTAGGGAAGTACACTTTAATAAAACACGCAACGGGGAAAGTGTCGACTTAAGAAACGGCAAGTACCTACGAAGGGACACATGCACCTTTAGCTCAGTTGGTAGAGCGCTGCCCTTACATGGCAGATGTCATAGGTTCGA